AGTCAAGGCAGAACAATATCTGCGTGACGTAATGAACCGTTATCGTAACAAACTCGTGTACAATGCGGACACCGGAGAAATCCGTGATGACCGTAAGTACATGGCAATGTTAGAAGATTTCTGGTTACCTCGTCGTGAAGGTGGTAGAGGAACTGAAATCTCTACACTTCCTGGTGGTCAAAACCTTGGAGAATTGACTGACGTTGACTATTTCCAAACTAAACTCTACAAATCTCTGAACGTTCCTTCCAGCAGACTTGATAGTGCTGGTGGTTTTAACTTAGGTCGTTCTTCTGAAATTCTGCGTGATGAACTGAAGTTTACTAAGTTTGTTGGCAGATTGCGTAAGAGATTCTCTGGAATCTTCAACGATATGCTGAAAACTCAGTTGATTCTGAAGAATGTTATTACTGCAGATGATTGGCAAGAACTGGAAGATCATATCCAATATGATTATCTGTATGACAATCACTTCTCTGATCTTAAAGAGAACGAACTTCTCAATGAGCAACTTGGTGTAATTGCTGCCATGGAACCATACATGGGCAAATACTTCTCTGCTTATTATGTAAGAAATAAAATTCTGAAGCAGACAGAGACTGAAATCATCGAAATGGATAAGCAGATCGAAAAGGAAATTGAGAAAGGTATTTTACCTGACCCAAATCAACCAATTGATCCTGCAACTGGAATGCCAATGGATCCAAATATGGACCTTGGGGCACCAATCAATGAACCAGATTTAGAGAGTCAAGGTAAGGCAACCGAAGCTCCTGAAGGTGGAGAGATATAAATATCTTATAGTTCTTACTATTTTTG